CCTTGTACTTGCGGAGTTACCTTAAAAATACAAACCTCAGTTGTACATTTAAAACGACCTACATCGACACCTAGAATATAATAAGCATTTTTACTACTTCTTCCGCTATATTCATACTCAGGCTGTAATAACATTCTATGCTTATCGAATTTTTCAGACGAGAAGAAAGCATTTTCTGCATCTCCACTCCACTCTGACTCATATTCACGTGCAAATGAAGATTCATTATATGTACCATCAAGTTTTAAATCTTTAATGAAAGTTTTGCTTAATAGTTCCTCCATAACAGGAATCCGCCATGTTCCGCCTAATACAACTGCCTCATCTGGCTCAGTTATCTGTTGGATTAAGAGCTGAATGAGCTTCTCATACGCAAATGAATTTTTCCAACCTGCGGTTGTTACATAAATTTGCGATTTATTTAACACCTCCGCATCATTAAAGCTACCATCTGATAAACGCCGAGATACGTTCATAGTCAAGAAAATATTTTTTAAATATCTTCTTGGGCTATCTCTTCAACTAATTTCCATTTATAACCTTTATGTCTAATATTTGTACCACTACAAACTCTGCTAATTGCTGATGAAGTTCCATTAACCGCTCTTGCAGCTTCTTTAAAGCTTGAATATATATTTAATATTTTTCCATCTTCATCACATTGAGCAACTTTTTTTCCAGTTATAAATTTTTTTTGAACTTTTTTAACATCTTGAATATCATCTTCATATCTCCATTGATAATCATTTGCAGTTTCACGCTTTCTTTTGCAACATTCACAAATTTTACTTTGAGAACTTCCCGTCTGTCGAGCTGCCTCACTAGCACTTTCAAATGTCATCATTTTAATACCATCAAGATTATATTGAATAACTGCTTTTTTTCTTCCACTGTTCATTAATCCCGTGTTAACTGCATGTTGAGTATTTTCAGATGGAGTAACCCATTCTAAATTCTTAACATTATTATCATTTTTTATACCATTAATATGATTTACATAAGGTTTATTTTCAGGATTTTCAATGTAAGTTTCTGCTACCATCCTATGAACTCTCATTCTTTTTTGTTTTCCATTAATAAGAATAGTAACAAATTTATAATCTTGTTGAGAAGATTGAGATAATATATAACCAGTAGTATCTTTTCTTACTTCTCCATTATCAGAAACACTATAGTTAGTTTCTTGATTATTAAAAATATATTTTTTCCACATAACTTTATTCCTCCATAAATAATTATTCCTTACATGGGAATACTTCATTTTTGGGATAAAGTTATTAAAAAATATTGTCCAAAAATTTTTAGTTGCGGCGCGCTTCGGATAGTGATAAAATCTATCCTACATTAAGGACTAACGTCCGGTGCTACACTCATCACACCTAGTCTCTACACCTTCAATTAAGCTTGGCACGGGATTCTTGACTCTTCCCCGTTAGCATATTTTCTAACTATCATTTCCTATAGTTCCTAATTCGTAAAATACACACCCTTTTATCATAGGTTCACGCCGTTTTCACTAATAGCTCACGCTACTAGGCCCCAATATCTAGGGATTATTACTTCATTCAATAGTGTACCATCAATAAGGATACACTCCTCCATAAGTCCACCATGTTTACGTTTACCACGGGAACTTTGTCTCGCGGCAATGATATCTAAGTTGCTACCATTTTTAAATAAATAACTAACCATATCTTTTGATGCTCTCGTTTTACCGGGACGCCAGTCAATTTCATTTCTAAGTCCGGGTATAAGTTTACAAAGTTCTTCAACTTTTTCTTTTGCGATTCCCGCAGCCTGCTCTTTTCCACCTGTGGTAACGAATAATTTTGCACCCGGATATAAAATACATCTAATCATTAACACTAAAATAGATAAGAATGATTTAGAATAAGCACGCGGGAAGGTGGCATACGCATATCTATGACGCATGACCGCCCGCAAGAATACTCGCTGATAAAAGAATAAATGAAAATTCTCAGGATTGTCCCCGCATAAAAATTCAACAAAAATATCAGGATATTCTCTATAAAAAGAAAAAGCCTTAGTCAATTCTGGTAATTGAGCTAAGATTCTTTCTTCTGATAAACCAACTTTTTTAGTATCTTTAGAGAGAGATAAGTCTAATAAATCTTGTAACGCCATTAACTAGTCCTCCTCTCCCATGATTACTTTCATATCTTTTTCCTTTTGTTCTGCTATATCATTATAAAATTGTTCATAATTATCATCATCAAGTTCGATTACATCATCTTCATCTTCAAGACTAAGTTCATCTTCTTCCATTTCCTTTTGAATTTGAATCTTCTTTAATGCGTCTTCAATTTGCTGACCAAACCCAAGATCTTGAGTAACTAATTTATAAACATAATTATTCATATCTTTTAAAGTAGCATCTACTTTATCTTGCGGTATATCAGTTGCATATCTAGGAATAAATCCTTGTTTTTCACACATAGCAACTAATTCACCAACAGAATCAACATAATCACTTTTTTGCTCTTTATTTTGCGCGGCTGTGAATTTCGCGGACTTCCGCAAAGAATCATATACTCTGGATAATTTCTGATATCCATCCATGTCTCCGCAATCGTATAAAATCTCAATTTTTATTAAGTATGGACTATCTCTTCAACATTATTTATGTTGCCTTGCGCTTCCACTTATGTACTAATAATAAGTGTACTCTACTCACTCTAATAAATAGGCTTTCGATAGTCTCTACACCTTGTCAAACATTTTTCCAATAATAACCTTTATATTTCTTTTTTTCTTTAATAGCTTGATTTAAACTGGAATGATTTTTTATATTTAAAAATTCTAATGCTAATGTTTTAGTATTAAAAATTTTTATAATATTCCAATTTTCATCACACATACAAATCTGTTTTCCATTTTTAGCCTTTTCGCCTTTATTTCCATAATTTCCATTTCTTGCTCCAGAAGTCGCAATAGACATTTTTTTCCTATATTCTTCATTTCGATAAGCAGAAAAATCAGTATGTTGAATTCTTTTTTGTTCACTTTCTGCACTTTTCTTTCTGCCATACATAGGATTTCCTTCTCCTGAATATTGCTCAGAACGTAATTTCCTTTTTTCCTCTGTCCAATATTTTAAAGAAGATTGTCTTAATTTTTCTTTTGTCTCCTCTGAATGATGTTTACCATACATTGGATGATTAGAACCAGATAATGATTTACTAATTTTTTCATTATTATTTCCACCATCTCCGCCTTCATGAAGATTATAAAATAAATCGCTCTCAACAGCATTGTAAAATTTAATATATTCTTTTTCTTTTATATTATTTTCTTCATTATCTTGAGAAATATATAAAATTTCTTTTTTGAAATTTTCTTTTCCATATTTAGCCAATGCTTGTTTAAAAATTTTTCCGCTACCTAAATAGCTATCATTTAATTCTCCATAATGTTTACCAATGTATTGTTTTCCATTAACTAGATTTGTAGTTTTATAAATATAATATTGTTTCATAATTTATCTTAGCCTCCTTAGTCTAATATCAAAATCGGCTTAAACAAATTATTTAAGTTTGACCTTGGCACGGTATTGCCATGCTTAAAAAGTTTAGGTTTCACCGTTAGCAAGTTTTCACTCACACCCCGAGTAGGGTTCACAAGGTTTAAAGGCGACCGATTATTCTTAGTTAATCGCCTGATTCATTTTAAGATAAGTTTTACAAATAAGAATTAACGTACCTGTTGTATCAGAATCCTGAATATCAAAAGAGTTCATCATTTCATTATATTTTTTCTCTAAATCAACCCATTCATTCGGCTTGTATAATCTACCCCATTTCATGGCAAGATATAATTTATCTTCCGCAGTTAGTTCTGCGGCTGGATCAATTAGCTCTTCTTCTGACATAAAATTATTTTCATCATAGAAATTAGCTCTGCCAAAATCTGTCTGAGCCTTGGGTGGAGGTGCCATAACCGGCCTCTCCGCGTTCTGAGTTTCTGTACTCATTAACGTTTTATATTGCGCCTCAGAAATTTCGCCATTCTCATATTGCTTCTTTACATCTTCTTCAAATCGCTTTTGAGTTTCAATAGCTGCTTTTCTTTTTTCTTCATTCTGTGCTTGTAATTTTTCAGTATCCGCCCATCCAAATTGCTTCCACTGCTTTAACTTCATCTTTGATAAATACTTACCAAAAACTGACATTCCATTCATATTATATGGATCTTTTGCATAAGCTCTATCTCTTAATACATTCCATTCTTCTGGTAAGTAAGGAACATCCATTTGCTCCAATAGCCAAAGGAAAGTAGATTCATCAAAATTATCAATATGCATGGTCAAGCATTTTTTACAAAGCTCAGTTTTTCTTCCATCTTTATAAGTATAAAAATTTTTTTCATCCATAGTCTTGCCGCATTTAGAGCAAGTGCAACTTTCTGCCATAGATTAACCTCCTTTTTATTTTACTATTTTTCTTTTATATAAATTAAATTAAAAAGTCCTCGCTTATTTATTTTTACTATTTCTACAACATTTACAAATTGAGTACCAACCATCTTTGCTTGTTTTATTCTTTGAAAAGAATTTATTATGCGCTAATTTAATTTGACCACACCGCGAACATCTTTTCCATTTGCCATACTCTTGAGTACTATAATACCAGACTAAATAATCTTCTTGCGCCTGCTCCGCAATTAACTTAGGAATTTTATTTCGCCATAATGATGAAATATATTCAACTGAATGTTTAATTCTATGCTTTTCTTCTAGTAATTGCTGGATTTCCGCGTTTTGACGTCCATCAATTTTATAAATAAGTAAATCATAATAAAGCGGATATTTGTCTTTTAAAGTTTTTTCAATTAAATCATCTAAATCTTCC